CAGCGGTTCAAAGGTATGGATTGAAACGAAATCTGAAGTAGAACTTGATGTCTGATCTATTGATACAAGACGCAGGGTTTTGTGCTCATAGGGCGCCTGTCGACCCAGGAGCTAACCATGGATAATGGACCACGGCCCTCGGCCTGGCTCGCGGAAACCACGCCCCGATCTAAGAAAAGGCTCAAGGCCCGCGAACTCGCGCTTCACGAAAGCTGGTTTTCTCTAGAAACCCGCAAACTGCCCGTTGTCTAATTTAATCCAATTAAAAGACTTGTGCTCTTCTGCTTGTTCCGTGAAGCCTGTATCTAGCGTCATTTCATCAGCACAGAAGTCCACAGTGAACAAATAGCGACCAAAATGCCATTGGCGATCTTTGCCGAGGAACTTAACTCCGAGGTTACGCAAGCCAATCTTTTCTATGACTGTGAACCTGTAACCCATGCAGTCCCACAACTGCAAAGTGTCTACGGGAAGGTTGCCATGCTCCGTTTGCCAAACGTATGCGTGAATTGGCAACTTGTCGTAGAGCGCCCCGTAATTTGGTAACAGCGATTCAATGCGAAATACTTGGCCGCGCAAGGCCTTTAGGCTCACCCAAACCGCAGGCTCTAATTCACCGTGACCCCTTTGGAAGTTGTAAAAAAACTCCTTTCGGACAAAACATTTAATGGGCGGTAATGACGCCACTATATAACTCATGACCAGTCCTCGTAGAATTTATGTTGTCCAATTGGCAGAACAATGCCGCACCGCTCGCACCTATCATGCGTGTAGCGGTAGTGCGCGTCTACGCAACTGATAGTGTTTTTGTGGCCGAATAGCCAGCAGAGGAACTTAGCCACCGTTCTTCTTTCCCCTTTGACGAAGTGCTTCAAGCACATCGTCAGTACAGCAAATGCCCTCAGCGTCGCTGTTGTCTAGTACTATCTTGGCGCAGGCTTCGCGCTCGGCTTCGGCTACCGTAGCAGCGTCGAATGTTTCCTGCGGGATGACGTAGTTGGGTTTGTTGCCGGAAAAGGTTTTGACTGGTTTGGCCATTTGGCCAGCCAGATATGCGGCTTTAAGGACATCTTGTTGGTTGCCAACGCGCAATAGCTGTTGTTGAAGACCAGCAACAATTGCTTTCAGCGTTTCAATCTCTTGGATTAACTCGTTCACTCTTCTTTCTCCTAGTTAAAAAACGGAGCGGGGAGGTCCCCGCTCCGCCCTCGTAGACCTAATTACTGGTCGGTCTGCTCGTCTTCTTCGCCTTCGACCTCTTCAGCTTCAGCGTCTTCGCCATCTTCCCCGTACTCTTCGCCCTCTTCCGCGTCGTCTGAGCCAAACTCATACTCGCTTTCAAGGCGCTCAGAGTAGATCTTGACGGTGTCTTTGTGGTTGATACCGTCCACAAAGTCCTGCAAGCTTGCCATGTCGACGTCTTGAACGTCTGCTTGAAATGTGATTGTGACCTTCATCCTAAACTCCAAAAATTGTGCCGGATCGGCTTTATTAGGATCGCAGATGAATGTTGCAGTCACATATCAGACGTGACATCCAGCTTACGATAGTAGCGATCCGCTTCTTCCCAAGCTTTGCGGAGTTCATCTGACCATGGTAAGTCGTGTTGGATCAAGAAGTCACTAAGGACTAACCCTAGTGTCTCTACAGGGTTGTAGTTAACCTTGATTGCGTTGGGAGTAGCGCCGGAACGTGGTCGCATGTCAGTCCTTTTTGGTGTCGTGGTTAAAGCCCTCGGGGCGTTTACGAAGGAAGCACGGCTCGCACTTCCAACGAAACCCTTTGCCGGTGGCAAGCATCACTTTATAGGTGCCAGGCATGCGCATGCAAACCTGACACATTGGCGCAGCTTTGACGATCTCCATTTATTGGAGACCATCTCGTTGCACAGGCGTCCAGCCAAACTTGCGCCACGTCCTGGTCACGTCCGTGTCCGCGGACGGATAGTAAATGAAGTCCGGATGGCCAATAGGCGTCGTTGGGAGGGCCTTGGACATATAACGGACCGTGGGTTGATACTCAAAGATATCCCAGTCTAAGTCGTCCTGGCTATCTTCCGTGATAGCACGGGTGATGTCATCGAATAGGTTCATGTGTTACTCCTCGTTTAGGTTATTTAACGTATTCATGCGACGTGTTAAGTAATTAGACTTTGCCCCAGCCCCAAACCCTGAGCATTTCATCGAGCTTAATGATGTAATGCTTGCATTTCTGAGAGTCGACATCTCCGCGTTGCACTTGGCGCATCGAATACTTGATGATGTTGCCCTTCAAAAAGCCAATGAACTCAGACTGCGTGAGCGTGGCTTCAATGACGTCCCATGGCGGGACTCCCATGTCTTTGTAATGATTGCCGCCGACTTGGTAGTCGTCTGCCTTGATTGGCTCGCTGACTACGGGGGTGACTTCAGGGGTCACTTCGGGGGTGACAATCGGATCAGCCGGGATGTTGTAACGGTTTTGGGCTTTAAAAGTTAGTTTGACCTTGGGCCGTGGTTTTTTGATCTTCATAATCTTCTCTTTGACCAGCTCATTGCGAAGCTTATAGACGCGAGCGGGCGGGATGCCGAAAAGATCACGGATTTCTCCGGGAGTCATCTTGGGGTTGCCCCTCCAGTATTCCTTAGCGGCAATCGTGGAAGGCAGGCGGGGTCTGGTTTTACGCATCGGATCTCTCCTTGTTGGTGAGTACAAAATTGACGAACTCTTTGCCCAGTTCGTCATAGGGCAGGGACTGAAATTTCTTGGCTATCTGGTCTGTCGCGCTGTTCCAGGCCGCGGTCCATACTTCGTAAGACCAGCCGCCGTCTACCTCGAAAGCGCGGGGCCCAATAAAATCCTGGAAGCTTTGCCACATCGGTGTTTCCACGGCGGAGATCGGCTTTGAGCTCCTTATTGATTTTGTGGAGAACTTCGGCTTTCTTTTTTTTCTTCCACTCGGCAATTTCTTGTTTAGCAAGTTCATATTGAATGATTTTTTTACCTTGGGGGTCTGCGCGGAATACTGCCGCTTGATAGGCGGTGTAAAGATGGTTATAGGCAATGTTGTGCTCTGTCCATAGTTCCTTCCAGTTTTGCATTGACTCAATTGCCGAGACGGCTTCAAGCAAAATCTTCTGCAGATCTCCTTTGCGTTGGAGGTTGGCAAAATGTTTTAGACGAAGCGTGATGTCTGGGCTGCTCATAAGTTCTCAGCAATCTCGTCTTCCAACAAAAAGATCTCCGACTCGTTTAGAGCACGAAGGATGTCGATGCGGCCCTTACCGGACTTTGACTTTTTAGAAGTCGCGTCGAGGTAGACCGCTTTGATCTCAATCTGAGATGGCAGCCCGTTTTCCGCGGGCAGCACCTCAAAATCGATATCGACGGATAACTGGATTGTTGTCGGGAACATCGCTCTCCTTTCTAACTGGTTCGTGGGCCGTGGCCCGTGCTTCTTGAATGATGCGGTCAAATTCTTCGTCAATGTACTCGTGCAAGATCTTGCCCATGGCAAGCTCACGGAACTCAGCGATTTCCTTAAGCTTGACGTATTGCTCTAGCCTAATCATCACCGACATCCAAGGCTTATCCCTGGCTGATGGAGGCAGTGCCGTCGTGTTTCGTCTTGTGACCAACGTGATCTCCTTTCTCAGTGTGGAAACTGTACCGTATTTCTACGGGTAGTGCAAGCAGAACAAAAAAATGCCGAGCCGCGTTAGCGTAGCCCGGCAAACTGGGAGAACCCAGACGAGGAGATCAAGACCATTATACCGCTTGTCCCCAGGATGGTCCAATCTCCACATCCGCTTTCGATGGGACTTCCAGCTTGACGGCTTGGGCCATGATCCGTGCGGCTTCTTGCGCCTGCTCTTTGTTCTGCACGCTAAGAGCGACCTCGTCATGCACCTGCAGGAGCACCCTGAAACCGGCCTTGTGTAGCGCCACCATGGCGGCCTTGGTCTGGTCAGCGGCAGAGCCTTGGATCAGGCGGTTCAATCCTTTGTATGTCCCGGCACGCTTGATCCGTTGGCCGTATTCAATGATTGCCTGCTCACGCGGCAGGGCTTTGTTGACGCCCCACTCACTAGGCTCCCAAAGTGGGAAGCGGCACTTGCGGCCCAGGAGCGTGCGGATCGAACCGGAGGACGCGGGATGCTCGATGCGCTTCATGACCGCGTTGACCGTGCCCCTGAGGAACGGAACATTTTGATGGAAGTTTTCAATAAGTTCTGACGCTTCCGTAAGCGGCAGGTCCAGCTGGACTGCAAGCTTGTTCTTGCCCATGCCGTACATCAGCCCCAGGCCGATTGTCTTAGCAGACTTGCGGTCGATCTTTGCCATGTCGGCAACCATCTGGTGGAAGTCCGTGTTGGGGTTCTCGCGATAGGCGTTGGCCATGGTCTCTGCTCCAGGCAACTCTAGTAGCGTTGCGTAATGGACCAGGAGCCGTGGTTCTTGGGACGAGAAGTCATTTGCTGCCCACAGCTCGCCTTCTTCCGGCAGGAAGAGACTGCGCACCATCGGCCCAATGATCTCGTGCCTGGCTGGCACTTGTTGTAGATTGGGACTGGCCATGGATAGGCGACCCGTGACGGTTCCGCCGTCGTCAGAGCGCATCTGATTGACATGCGGATGGACACGCCCAGTCTTGGCGGAGAACTCAAGATAGGGGCGCAGGAACGTGCCGTGCGTCTTGTTTGTCTCTCGCGCTTCCACAATCATTTTGGCAATTGGATGCGAGCAACTGTCCAAAAAACCTTTTGTAAAGCTGGGCAGCCCGTTCTCTGTCTTGCCGTATGGCACGCCCAGTTTGTCAAACGCAACCGCAATGCTCTGCGCGGCCCAGATGTCGATAGATGCTCCTGAGAGCCGCTTAAGCTCCTTAATCAGCTCTTGCTCGCGCTTAACTAGCTGGTCAATCAACTGCTCTGCCTTGGCGCGGTCAAAGCGAATGCCTTTATAGGTCATGTCGAGCAGCACCGGAAAGACCTCGGTCTCTACGTTGAAGATCGACTCGACCTCATCCTTTTTAAGCAACGGCTTAAAGCATTGCCAGAGCTTCAGTGTGAGCGCAGCATCTTGCTCTGCGTACTCTCCGACATACATCGCAGGCAGCTTCCACAGTTCTTTCTTAGGGTGTACGCCAAAATCTCCTGCAGCCTGCTTCAGATTAGCCTCTGACTTGGCTTCCTGCAGATAGTCAAAGCCCAAGGCGTTAAGCGAGAAAGAGAAGCGGTTCTCATCAAGTAAGGGCGCGGCGAGCATGGTGTCAACGATTCGCCCGTTGACCTCGAACCCTGATGCACGTAGCCAGCCTAAGTCATAGGCGGCGTTGTGCATGACCTTATCTGCCGGTGTTTTTAAGACGTCAGTAAGCCAGCGATGGACAATACGCTTATCAAGATTTCCCCCACCAGCGTGCGCAATCGGGAAGTAACCGGACCAACCATCGACCGCCAGTGCATATCCAACAATGAACCCATCATTGCGTGGCCAGCCTGGACCGAATGACTCCATGTTCGGGTCACATGTTTCCAAGTCAATGGCAATTTCTTTTGCATTCGATAGGTTTGGAAAGGACTGGGGAGGCACCCACTCCGTAAGAGCAGGGAACATTGACATTGTTTTCACAGGTGAAAACCTTTCTGCTGGTTCTTAGGAAGCACAATGTGCAACTCCTGTTTTGCCCTAGTTATACCTACGTAAAGTAACCGATTGATGTCGTCCGAATTACGTTCATATTCTTTTGCAAAGCGTGTAGACAGATCAGACAACAACAAGACTTTATCCGCCTCTCCGCCCTTAGCTCCGTGAATCGTGGAGAGCTTGATAGGGATTTTGCCGGTAATCTTCATGCCACGTCGCAACATAGCAATGATGTAGTCTCGCCTCTCTTCGCCAATTTTGGTCAAGGCCTTGTGCCAGATGTCATCGGTAAGCAATCCATGCTTTTCTACAAGCGTAGCCATGGTGTAGAACTGATCTTCTGACGCCCCCTTAAGGCCTTTGAAGCCGTGCTTCACAAAACTTGAGTCAAGGTACTTGTAGATTGCTTTGACAGTCGTGAATGGCACGGGGTTGCCTCGCCGCAAAGACTCCCATCCAGTGACCGCGGAAAGAATGGATTCGGAGATGCTCCGTTGTCCGTGACGCTCGAACAGTAACCCTTGGCTCTTGATCCATGAGTGCATGTCCGTGAGCAAGTAGTTCGTGGCGGCCAGGATGAGCCAGTCGCCAGCTGTGATGTCTACGTGGGTGAAATCGTTGTAGTACTGGACCGATCCTTCTTCTTGGCGTGGGTTCCAAGTTTTGGGCTGCCGCTCGCGGATACGATTGACGACAGTATTGGCCAGTGCATGCACTTTTGCAGGCACCCGATAAGACTGTTCGAGGATGGTGATTTTGCCGGTCAAGTTTAAGAAACTTTTGACGTCGGCACCCGCCCAGGTGTACACCGCCTGATCATCATCCCCGGCTAAAAAAACTCGGTCAGACCGATCTGCGAGCGCCATGACCACGGCCCATTGCAGCCGGGAAAGGTCTTGCGCCTCATCAATGATCAGCACCTCTAACCGCGGCAAGAGCTCGACCGACTCGACGACCCGCTCTAACAGATCGGTGAAATCCATCAGATCGTGCGAGTCTTTGTAGTGCCGGTAAGCACGTTCGACGTACTCAAAGTGGAACCATTCAATCTGCATAGCACTCTGGTTGTAGTGCGTGCGCAGGTCCAGGCCCTTGATCCGTGCGATGTTGATCTCGTTCAGGATGGGGTTGTCCACCTTGACCATGAAGTCTTCTTCGCCGTTATCTATGCCGATCTCGATTCCGGCTTCGACGGCAAAAGACCTGTAGTCCATAGGAGACATCATGTCCTGTGACCTAACGCCTAAGCAGCGGTAGGCAAGGCTATGTAGCGTTCGGAACCACGGAAAATCCGTATCGCGATTGAGATCTGGAAACTTGATAATTGCCCGATCCCTGGCCTCAGTAGACGCTTTTTTGGTAAAGCTGAAATACCCGATTTTCTGTGGAGATACCCCATTCGCCAGTTCAAGGTCGACAATGTCCAATAAGAACGTCGTCTTCCCTGAGCCAGGCGGCCCAAAGATTTTTTCAATTTTCATCAAGGAGCTCCTCGGGCACTGGCCAGAGGACGATAGGCGTGGAGTCTCCCAGATACGCGCACAGGATGTTGAAGTCCATGTATTCCATCGCATCATCGCGGCTCATACCGTTCTCTTCCATCTTGTCTAGCATCTTCTCGCCGTCGTAGATCAAGCGGTCAACCAGCATGTTGCCGTGCCACGTCTGGCCAATCCCAATCACGCAATCATCGTAGTCATCGATCTTCAGGATTTCAAGTTCATCGCTCAAAATGGACTCCGTTTTTTCTGTTCAGGGGTTTCAAAGGGTGCAGACTGTTTCACAAAGCCGGGTAATTTCCAGCATCGTGTTGCGCGGTTTTTGAGAAATAAACTGATGGGTTCACCCCCTAAATCACGTAGCCGTTGCGCCATCTTGGGCGCGGTCAGGCCTTGAAAGTTATTGCGTTTAAGGTGCGCTTCGAGATCCTTCATGCGGAAGTAGATCCGTCCCTCTTCCTCATCTGTCCAAGGGCGTCCGAGTAGGATCTCATCGCGGTCCATTGCCTGTTGGAGGTGCGTACAGAACTCCTCCAACAAGTCCATGAATCTGCCGGTAATGCTGGTGTCCTCGGATGCTTCTGTAATTTGCTCTGTCTCGACCATCTCTTTCAGAAGCGCGTTCAGCAGCTGTTCCCAATCCTGTTTCCGTAACGTCGGGGGCAGGACATTGATCTTGTCCACGCACGCTTTCTGGAAGAGTGACTGGTTGTACAGGTGATCGGTATCGATCTCGATCCGTTTGCCATTGATGTCCAGAAACCATAGAGGTGGCTCCGAGTTGTACTTAGACAAAGAGGACAACTGTGGACTGTCAGGGCCGTTGGCCCCGATCCCATACTTACGAGTCCTGCACAGGCCCGCATTACAAAAGTAATTTAGCGGCTGATCCTTGCACTTATAGTGGTAGTCCTTTTTGTGCAGTTGCTTTACGATGACCTGCACTTCATTGTTTGGAAGCGGTGGGGCAACGTACTTAAAATTATGTTCAACGAGCGCATTATCCCAAGTGGTCGGATGCAGCTGTTTAAGATAAATGCCAATATTAAACAGCGTATTGTTGCGACCACCCTCGGGGACGCCTTGGGAGCAAAGAGCCTGGAGGCACGGTGGACCATCCTTGATAGGTGCATCCGGTGCTTTAGGAGCCTCTGGAAAAACAAGCTCTGATTGGACGTTGGCGTTATAAAGCTCGTAAAACTCGTCCATCGTCGCAGCACTGCCATCCTCGCGAATGGCATACCGCATCGTTTGATCCCCGCCAAAATAAGGCAGGTTTAAGAAGTTGCCGGTGTCCCCGCGGTCGACCAGGATCTCTGACTGCTTAGGAAAGATTTCCCGGCCGGCCTCACCCAAAAGTGCCGCTGCACCTTTGAGATAGCGTTGCATGTCCGCCGCCGGAATGGGGTCCTTCACAAACAAGAACACGTGTGCCCCACCAGATTTGCTGCGGCACACCACCATTGGCAGGTCAAGTGACTTTACCTTTTTAACAAGGCCTGCATGGTCCAGAGGGTATTGGTCAATGTCAATACATCCCCAGATGCACGAGTTGTCTGCCCGGATCGGGATGATTCCGAGTGAGGGTTCGACGCCTTCGAGGTGCTTGACCCAGAGGTCGTCGACGGGTGGTTTGCGGATGACAACGGCTTTTCCAGCCTGCTTTCCTGTGTCTTTTGATCCATGGGTTTGATAGGTTCCGTAAGCAATGTCCAAGCCGTTAAAGATCGACTTGAACCGGGTGATGTCGGTCATTCTGGCTTTCTCGGGCAAGAGGGGCGGCCCCCTGTTAAGCATTGCTTTACAGTTGGTCGCCCCAAGCGATTAAAACGGCACTTCGCTATCGTCAAAAGGCGTTGAAGCGCGAGGACCTTGGCCCTCTTCCTCATGCTTGATTTTGACGTCACCTGCGCTGATCGACTGGGCAAATGCCTTAGCCGCTTCGTAAACTTCTGCGCTTTCGACGTCGCCAACACGGGCGACTTCCCAACCAAACCACTTCCCTTTGTCGTTCGATTCTGGGACCGTGGTCAGACGGTACACCTGACTATAGATTGCGGGACGGAACATCCTGCCGTTTGCGCCCACCTTCTGGACAGCTTGCATCATGCTGTTCCATTTGCGGGACTTTTTCAACTGCGTTGACTTCATCACAATCAACGCAGGGGCGGGGACTCCATCCTGATCCAACACCATAACATAGTAGTTGGCGGTGTTCTCGATGTAGTTTCCACTGTCGAGGTAGTCCCGATTATCTCCTGGCTCACGATGTGTGCGCGACAAGATATCGCTCGTTGCCGGGTAAATATTGACCGGGGCACCAGTGCCCTGACCGCGGGGTGCCCACTCGACATACTGTCGGACGTAAACACAGGGAATGACCGATACCCCGACTTTACCGTCGTACAGTGTTCCAGTGACGGAATTGTAAAGCATGCCTGGACGGGCGTTTTGGAAATCAGCAACCTCTGGGGAAGTCGTGGTCAACAGGCGCAGAAACGGGAGCGCGAAGTCCTCCCGATTCATTCCGTCAAACCCGCTCTGGGCGTCCTCCTCAAACATGGAGGTGAGTGCGAGTGCGGTACTCTCGCTCTTAACAACCGCTAGTTCGGCTTCAGCCATGATCCGTGATCCTTGAAAATTAAGACTTGATAACAGCGCGTTGGCCAATGAAGGCCCCAAACAAATCGGATGGGAACTCGCTACCTTTCTCCACCCGCTCTTTCACCCATGCCTTGAGGGTCATGGGCTCAACTTTTTCAGACTGCTCCGCGACATAGCCGCGTTCAGCCAAAACCTGCAGCAGCAAAGAGCACTGCTGATCTTCGTTACGCCCGAAGCGCACCGAGACGTTGTTCTTGATCAGATCGCCAAACCCGTTGTCGCGTAGCCAGGCAAACGCCTCGGCCCGCTTTTCTTCCTTGATTGACGCGCTGTAGAACGGCTTGACCTCGATGGAAGAACCGTCCGCCATCTTGAACGATTTCATCCCCAATTCGGCCAGAGCCTGTGGAAGGACTTCCTCGGTCAGCTTGCGATACTGATCTTTGCGCTCCTTGAGCATTTCTTCCATGTCCTCGATGTCTTTCTCGTGGAGCTTGGCAAGCTTCGCCAGTTCCGAAATCGCTGACAGGTCGTGGTTCTTGACCGTCAGGGCATCGGCATCCTGCTCAAATAAAGTCGTGAGACTCATCTAACTCTCCTTTCTTAAACAAATCAACCTCGACTGGGATGTAGCGGCGTTCCCGCTTGTCCCACTTGAGGCACTTAAAACGCCCGTTGTTGCGGGCGGCTGCTATTGCGCAGGTGATGCCTATTGCACTGGGGTCACCAATGAGCAACAGCCAATCATCGTCGCAAAACTTCTCCAGCTTGCGCTGAATCCTTTTGATCGTAGGGACCGTCGAAAATGCAATCTGCGCGTTGGGCGGCAGGATCACCTCAATCGTTCCAAAGTCCTGAGCACTTGCAATATTGTGTTGCAGAGTCTCTTGGATCACAAACACCTTAGCCACAAAATTCTCCTTTCTTGACTGAAGGACCCACTGTACACTAGCAGTTCTCGGGGCGCAAGTCCCTTCCACCAGAAAGGCAGAAATGACCGATTTCTTGACAACCTACCCATACCGTAACAAGCCCTTCTTGCATCAACAGGCGTACCTTCAGAAGTTCTGGGAACGCTCTGTCTGCGCCCTCTTCGCAGACATGGGAACCGGCAAAAGTTACATGTTAATCAACAACTTCGCCATGCTCTACGACAAGGGCAAGGTGAACGCTGTCCTGATCGTAGCCCCCAAGGGCGTGTACCGTAACTGGTACAACTCAGAAATACCCAAACACGTACCTGAGCACACCCAATACCGGATGGCGTTGTGGTCCCCGTCGCCTCGAAAAGCGGAGAAAGAGGCCTTGGACAAGCTCTTCGAGGTCACAGAGGACCTCAAGCTCCTGGTCATGAACATCGAAGCGTTTTCCACGGAAAAGGGCACGAAGTTTGCCAGCCGCTTCGTCACGTACCACGATACGATGATGATCATCGACGAGAGCACCACGATCAAAACGCACAACTCAGCGCGAAGTAAGAACACTGAGAAAGTTGGGCGCACTGCCCGGTATAAACGAATAGCGACTGGCTCGCCTGTGACCAAGAGCCCAATGGATCTGTACTCCCAATGCTTGTTTCTGAGCCCAGATTGCCTGGACGCTTCAAGCTACTACACGTTCCAGGCGCGGTACGCGGTCCTTGTTGACAGGGCAGTCGGAGCTCACAGCTTCAAACAGATCGTTGGCTATCGAAAGCTCGACGAGCTCAAGGAAAAGCTCGACAGGTTCAGCTTTCGGGTTACTAAAGATGAGTGTTTAGATCTTCCGGCCAAACTATATGTCCGTCGAGAGGTAGAACTCACGAAAGAGCAAGAAAAGGCCTACACGGAAATGAAGCTTATGGCCATGGCAGAGTTTGACCGCGGACTGATGACCACGGTCAACGCGCTGACTCAGTTAATGCGGATGCATCAAATTGTGTGCGGCCATATCAAGCTTGACACGGGAGAAACGCTTGACCTGCCCAACAAACGGTTGGATGAGTTAATGCAAGTCGTGTCGGAATGCGACGGCAAGATGATTATTTGGGCAAATTACCGGCACGATATCTTTGCTATCAAAAATGCTTTGCAGGCCGAGTATGGGATGAACACGGTGGCGGCTTATTTTGGCGACACAGATAGCGACGAAAGACAGCAGATTGTCACCCGTTTCCAAGATCCTGACGACACATTACGCTTCTTTGTCGGAAACCCGCGCACTGGTGGATACGGACTGACTCTTACGGCAGCCAACGTAATGGTGTATTTTAGCAACTCGTTTGACCTGGAGGTCAGGTTGCAATCAGAAGACCGCGCTCACCGGATTGGGCAGACCAAGAATGTGACCTACATTGACTTGATCGCGCCAGGGACCGTTGACGAGAAAATTGTCAAGGCCCTGCGCGACAAGATTAATATCTCCACCCAGGTCCTGGGCGAAGATATTAAGCAGTGGCTCATTTGATGAGCTACTTATATCCCCAGACCGCTGGCTCTCACAATCTCCGCCGGGATGTGCTGCCCCGCAAATTGCCCGTTGTTTATCATAGACCGGGCTTGGGACTGAGTCATGGCATTTCCTAGCCCGCCCATGCCAGCACCTGTGGTGTATGGCATGGCCATGCTGACTTGATCGGAGGGGCCAGGGAACGTGTTTGCATAAGACTTCATATCGAGAGAACGCATCATGTCACGCATGCGCTGCAAATCTATAGACTGAGCTTCGGGCCCCATGTTTCCGCCCATTCTTGCCTGTGCATTTGCAGCCGCAGCGCCAAGATCTGACGTGTTTTGAGGGCTTGCAGCAGCAACATTCGGGGAATTGCTTTCCTGATAGCCACGCATCTTCCCTTGTAGATCTTGGATCTGCTGGTACAACGGAGATTGCTTCGTATACGCATTTAGCTGGTCATTCAACCCCTGCATTTGGGTCTGGTAACCCTGAAATTCAGGGGATTGAGTGTATGCGGGTGGCTTTGGCTCGTTCAATGGCTGCGGCTGTTGAAACTGCGGGTTTTGATATGGGTTGTATGGCTGCTGTTGTTGCGGATATGGGTTGAACTGCTGCTGTTGTTGCGGATATGGGTTGAACTGCTGCTGTTGTTGCGGATATGGGTTGAACTGCTGCTGTTGGAACGGGTTACCGTATTGCTGTTGCTGTTGGTACGGGTTGTACTGTTGTTGTTGAAAGGGGTTCCCGTACTGTTGCTGCTGTTGGTACGGGCTGTATTGCTGCTGTTGGTATGGGTTGTATTGCTGCTGTTGGTAGGGGTTCCCGTACTGTTGCTGCTGTTGGTACGGGTTGTATTGCTGTTGTTGGTAGGGGTTCCCGTACTGTTGCTGCGGTTGATACTGGCCATACTGCTGCGGCTGGTATTGGCCGTATTGCGGCTGTTGTTGCTGGTTAAACTGCGGGTTCTGATAAGGGTTAGACGATTGCTGCCCTTGCTGGCCCTGCTGATACGGGTTGTACCCAGACTGGTTTCTTTGGTAAGAGCCGAATTGCTGGCGCGATCCGCCCGCACTATTAGGTGAAAACATAGACATGATTGCTTCCTGATTTAGCCGGGTTGAGGAGGTTGCTGACGGGCCGCCAGCATTGGGCTGATTGAGTCAAAAGGAAACAAGGACTGGAAATTGACGTTGCTCTGCGGTCCAGGCGCACCTCCCGGTTTAGGAGGTCCACCCGGAGGTCCGGGAGGCTTGGGCCCAATACCAGGAACCCCAACTGTTGGCGGAGCAGGCGGCAAGGCCCGCAGCATTTGGCTTGCTGGCGTTTGCTGCGGTTGTGGCTCTTTTTCGTCAAAAGTAGCGAAGTTCAAACCTGCCGCGGCCAGGTACGAGTGCAGGCTGCGAGCCATACGGAAACGCTCAACCTGGGTTTTGGGCTTGGTGAGCAATAGAGCCATTAACTCGGGGTCTTTAGTAGCCTCTTGAATAATCTGCTTGACGAAAACCTTGGGCATTTTCTGCACCATGTCGCGCAAGTATTTTGAACCCGCGGACGCAGCAACCATGGAAGCTCCGCCTCCCCCACCAGGGGTCATTTGCTGGATGCCTCGGCCCATACCAGAACCCATGATCCGCAAGCCAAGCGTCACGGCCATGTCTTGCAAATCTTCTGCGTCTTCAGTAAGCATCTGTTTGCTGCCCATCGACTTCTCGATGCGCTGCATGGGAAAGATTAGACGCTTGAAGTTATTACTTTCTTGCGCGGTCATTAGCCCCTGCGTGCGCATGATATTGACAATAGATGGCTGGTTAGGCGCGATCTCGTCAAACATGATGGTGTAGAACTTGGTTGGGCTGAAGTTATCCACGCCCCCAGCTTTCTCAAAAGCGTAGTCGTACAACGTCGATTTAAGGCCCTGTACCGCTTCTGGCCCACCGCGTTGAGCAAGTTTAGCCATGTTCTGCACGCCTTTAATTGGCGCTTTGCCATTGAGGACATCTGCCAATGCACGAACAGGGTTGCCTTCGTATTTCAACACATCAGCCCATGCTTTTTCAGCATTGGCTGTCTGCATTAATGAACTGTTTTCGTCAGCGATTGCACGAGTTAAGTTTTCAGCAACCACGACATCGTTCAAATCCTTTAGCACACCAAGTTTTTCAAGAGTGGGCTTGTTGTTTGCAATAAACTTATTAAGCTTTTCAAGGTTTAACTTTCCATCTGTCCCAATTGAATCGGCGGCAGCAAGTCTCATCACACGTGCCAGGGCATCTGTAACTCCGCCAGGACGACCCTTGTTCTGCTCGTAAAAAGGCTTAAGCCGCTGTGCCTGTGGGCTGTCGCGGCCAAAACGCTCAACAACATTGTCATATTCCGTTTTGATCAAACTGGAAGCCTTCATCAGATCTTCCATGCGAAGAGCAGTAACGTCCGCATTTGACCCAAACGCACGAGTAACCAAAAGTTCCGGTGGCAGCTTTTCTGCACCTGTTTTGGTCACTGCTCCGGGAGCCGTTTTTGTCGCCTGGGCAGCAAAACTGCGCGTGAAAAAATCGTTTAATGTTTTTGAGAATGTACGTGCTGCAGTAAAAGCTTCTACCGCCTCCGGGTTAGCTACTCGTTGACTTTCTCCTGCCAGATCATCAAGCAAAGATTCCGCCAATTCTCCATAAATACGAGCGCCATTGACGTCGCTCTTACCAGCCATTTCCCTGGCTATTTTTAACATGTTGCTACGCATGTCAATCAAATCAAAAGCAGGAATACTTTTGGCGTCAAATCTCTTTATTGGTCGACCATCTCGAGCAAGGGCCCCAGGTTCAAACATCCCCTGCCTTAAACGGTGTTTATGCATCTCAGAAACAACTTCACCCGCTCCAAGACGGTCCATTAACCTAGTAAGACTAGCTGGAATTAATTCACCCCTTAGTTCTGGGGCAATTGTGGATATCGTATCTAAATAGGTATTCAAAGTCTTTGTAGGCGTGACTTCAGGAATGTTAGGGCCACCCTTCCCATAACCTATCTGTCTTAGAAAATCTGGTACGTATGCAGGATGAAGAGCGGTTACCATTTTTCCCGTGGCTGGATTTTTAACCTGGGTAAAAACGTCGTCAACACCGTCATAAGGACGGATTTTAACAAACTGCCCTTTATACTCCCCACCAGTCATTATCGACTTGTGTGCGTAATAAACACCGTCCTTATCACTCGTTTTATGGAAGTCGGACTTTCTAAGTATTCCAGGATGGGGCACAACTTTAGTTGAATCTGCCATTGCCATTTTTTTAATGGCATCTTCCCAGAGCAGCTTTTCATAGTCCCGCGAATCGCGCAATGCGCCTTCGGTGTTGTCCTTGACAATCTGGCCAATAGCCTGACGCGCGGCGGGCGTGTCTTGGGTGATGTTCTTGATCCGTGCGGCAGAGGCCACATCCGCTGCCGCAAGACGACCATTTAACAAAGCCTCATAGCCTTGCTTCTCTAAGGCCGCGGCAGTTTGCAATGCCTCTGGCGTGCCAATGTTCTTCATATTCCGCACCAGAAGGCTATACGCCTCTAGCGCCTGGCGCCCTTGCTCAAGGTTGTCGCCCGCGTACTCAGGAAGCTTTTTAGACAACATGCGCTCAAGCATGGTCAACGGCAAACTACCCGTTTTCTGAGCAGCAGTCGGCGTAATAGGCTTGCCCTTGGCATCAACAATGTTCGCTCGAAGACGAGCAACCAGTTTTGGAAGATCTTCGCCACCCTCTTCCAGAATGTTTTGCAAATACTCCGCGGCCCGTGTTTCACGAGCTCCCTGGCTGTAAGTGCTGCGCATCGTTCGCAGAGCATCAATTGCGCTAACCGTTCCATTGGTCAACCAACGGCTGGGGGACAAAACTCCACCCGCGACTTCGCCTACGAACGCTGGTCCGGCTTCACCAGGGTAAGCTGATTCAGCAGTCATTGCGCCCATGCTGGCCCCAAGACCGCCGTGCAATTCCCCAAGCAAAAAGGTTTTAGGGTATTTACGCGCAGCTTCGCCGATTCCGGAAATGAACCTTGGGACAGCAGTTGCAATATTGGTTGCTTTTTGGCTACCAGTCAGCCCGGAAACAAGCTGTCCAATACGCTGACCCTGCATAATCGGCAAATAAAATGCGCCAGGAGCAAAGGCAATTGAGATACCTAACGACTCACCGCCACGCCGAAAAACCGACGCATCTTTCTTGTTGGTCATTGGGAAGGCTTCGTTGTATAAGTCCTCCAGCGATTTTCCGGTGTACATACCAAGGCCTGCGCCAACAACTGCGCCAGCGGCAGGCATAAATGGTGCCGCCGCACCCGTATATGGTGCTGCCATAGCGCCGAGACGAGCACCTCCCAATAAGCCGCCAAGCACAGGAGAACCACTAACCAACCCTTGACCAGTGCCTTTTAGAAACTCTGATCCGGCTTCGTTAAGTGTGGTTTGCCCTGTGCCCTCTTGACCATCAACGAGAGCGCCAGGAAAAGAGACTTCCCCCCTTCCACGGCCGAGAGAAGGCTCCTCCTGGTAAGGTTCCGACATTGCATCGAGTTGACGAAGCTGTTCTGCTGCGCTGGGTGGAGGCATTATCGGGCTCCTGCGTTGCTAGTTGTGGTTTTCCTGCGAAGTTTTTCTCCGTTCCAATAAAACAAAGCGTTGTCAGGAAGTGCGTTTACTTCTTCCAAACTGTACACCTTCGGGGCGTCATTCCGTTCAATGATATGCGGCGGTACCAGCCTTTGTCGGAATGCCTGAATATTGGCAATGTAACTCAAAGCCTGTTTCTTCATTTCTGTAGACGTATTTATGTCATTAGCCATTGCCCGGTCTTTGGCTAATTCATCTGCCAAGAACCTGTCAACACCTCTGATCCGTCTTTGCATTGCTTCGCCAGAATCAAACACCTGCGATTCCAGGTCGACTGCCTTCTTAACCTGCTCTCGCTCAAATTTTGAGTTATAACGAGGGTTGCTGTCCAACAATGGGAAAAGGCTTTCTATTGTCGTATTAAAGTAGTTTACATTCTCTTGTACTTCAGGCTTTATTTTTCCGCCAATACCTGGAATCTTAGCCCCCACGCCCACAACGCTCCTAGCCAATGGACCAGTAATCTGGGGCGCAAGATCGTAGAGTGTTGCTGATGGTCCAACCCTAGCTGGCTCTTGCGGCAATCCTTCGTTAACAAGGGGTTCCCTGTACTCTGTTACCCCAGGTGCAACTTCTCGACGCTCCGATCTCAGCATTTGCGGCACTGAACCAGAAGGCCGTGGTCCTTGGGCCGCGCCAGCTGCAGCAGGCTTCGTTCCGCCACCGCCACCGCCACCGCCACCGCCAGCAATTGGACCCAGCATTGTCTGATTGCCAAGGCCTTTTTGAAACTCTGGCCAATTAGAAATTGCTTGGTTAACAAAGTCAGGCAATTTAGGCGTAACCACCCGAGTTACTTGTTTTCCAGACGGGTCTAAAAACGACTCTGTCTTAGGCTGCGTGTAATTGACAACGGAAGCCGCAAAAATACGCTGTTCTTCAGGCGAAGCAGTCTTATCGTAGATTTTTGGAGCTATGTTCACAAAGTGATTAAGCTCTGCGTTGCCCACGCCAAATGGCCCCTTGCCGCCAGCTGCTTTAACTTTTGCATCAGCCGCCATTTGAGCACGCCTATCGGCTCCCGCGCCTTTAAGAATTTCTTTATATGCAGAAAGTTGGCCTTGGAACAACTTGTTGTTGTAATCCTTCGTGCTTTCGACTTCCTTCTCAGCCGCTTGCAACGCAGCCAACTTGATGTTCCTGTCAACCTTATCCATCTCAGACATCCGAGCGGACATCTCTGCAGGCAGAGTGCGAGTTGCACCGGCCAAACGACTGACAAATGAACCACGCAACGGGCGACCCTGGTCATCGACGTTGCCCGCAAACTGCAATGCACGCTGGCCCAACGAGAACAACAACTGCGCCTCAGACGCACCCTTGTCTTGCCCAAGCAAAGTCTTGTACAAGGACTCACGGCTGGCCATTGACCTGCTAAGGTCGGGCAATTGAATGGGCCTGCTGTTCAGCATGTTAAAAAAATTGGTGCGAGCAGACTCTACTTCGGCCTGCGAAAAACCGCCCATGGCTCCGGAGCCGCCTCCAAATACAAACTCAGTACCATCCAATGGTTCAGCGGTATCTTCCATAGGGGTCACCCCCGCTGGAAGGGACCCCGCTTGAAAATGTTGTACATGTCCACCGTGAGCCATCTGCATAGGCGGTTGTGGTCCTCCCGGTCCGGGAGGCATGGGCGGCGGAGGTAAGCCACCTGGTGGGGGCCCAGGAGGCATGCCACCTGCAGGAGGAATCCCACCACCAGGAGGAGGCGGTGGAGGCATCGGCGGCTGTGGCCCTTGGGCCATGGGCAACGTGCCAAGGCCTTGCTGCTTGGCCAGCACCGGCTGGAGCATTGCAAGAACAGAATCCGGCGTTTCTTTTGCAGCCTGATAGCCCACCATGTCGGCAAGCTCATCCCGACGTGCATCTAGTGAGCGCATATCGCCGCGCAAATGATTCATCAAGATCTCAGGGGAGTCGGGCCGACGCTCAGAGATTCGCTCATCGCGATTGTCCTCTTCATAAGAGTCACGATCCTCCTCTTCTTCGACTTCATCAGGCGCATTCATCAGGTCCTTAAACCCGGCCATGATGCCGACATCTTCAAAATCCGCTTTACCCTTTTGCATTTCTTTTGTTCCTTAGGTAAAAATGCCAGCTTTCTTAGCACCCGCCACAGTAGATGCTGCCCCTAACCCAATACCTACCGCCTGTTGGAACGGGCTTGCGGTTGGCTGACTTGCGACCGCCGTCGACATCTGCGTAGACGGTGCGCCACGATAGATGTCTGACAAGAACCCGGCGGCTTGGTACGGAGCGTAAGCCTGTTGCAATTGTGTGGCGCGTTGCGCATCCAGGCCCTGCTGATTGAGGGCCTGAGAGGCCTGACCCGTGTTGTACAGGAAGTTGATGTCGCTCTGATTCATGCCCTGTGCCGTCTGGCCCAGCGCAGCTTGGTTGATACCAAACTGACCCGCTTGTGCCCCAAGCGAGCCCAGACCAGTCGCAATATTTTGACCAATACCAAACTGCTGCGCGGCCAACGCGCCTTCCTGGCCAGCCAGCGCACCGTACTGCCCCGCTGCCTGACCGTACAGACTTGCTGCGCCTTGACCGAGTTGTGCTTGCTGAACACCCAACTGACCCAAGCCTTGGCCCGCACTCACCTGCTGACTTGCTAGGCTGCCATATTGCGAGGCAGCACCCTGGCCCAGCTGTGCCTGTTGAACGGCTTGCTGACCCATGGTCTGGCCAATGTTTGCCAACTGCCCTGCGCCCTGCAAGCCCACCTGTGCGCCAGTGGTTTCCATTCCGCCAACTGCCTGACCCGCCTGGACACCAAGCTGACCTTGTTGCGCGGCAAGTGAACCAATGCCTGTTCCAGCCTGCAGTCCACGCTGTTGCTGCTGTTCAAAAGCCTGTTGAGCTTGGGCCTGAGACTGGGTGTAGCCCTGACTCAAAAGACTGGCAATCGTGTTTGCCTTTTGGTCCATCAGATTGCGGTCCATTTCGGCCCGTTGAACAGCATCCCGTGTTCCGCCAAACGCGCCCGCGCGAACCGCATTGGCAGACGCACCTTGCTGCGCAATCAGCCCTTGCCGGTTCATCTCAGCCATGGTCCGATCAATGACCTGCTGCTGATACGGGTTCATGAAGTTCTGAGCAGACGCTGGGTTGTACCCTTGCGTTGAATTGGCCAGAGCGCCAATGCCGGTCTGCATACCGGCGCGGCTCTGCTCCAGGCCTCCGCCAATCAGCCCTTGTGCGGTGCGATAATCCGGCTGCCCAATACCTGCCGTCTGGTTAGCTGCGGCCGACAAAAGAGCGTTGGACGGCTGGAGATCCGCTTGACGAGCCTGCAGCGTCAGGCCTTGCGCTTCGCTTAGACCGCCAAGGCCCTGCGAAATAGCAGAAGTTGCCGGTGCAAGATTGGCTTGCGACGACTGCGCTGCCAGGTTCTGCATCCCAGACAACGCATTGATGCCAGAGTTAATATCTTGCTGGGCGTTGTAAAACTGACCGCGAGTGTCGGCACCGCGAAGAACGTCCGCCGCTTCTGCCGTGGTGTCATACCCAGCTTTCAGAGCCTGATTGGCAGAGTTAAGATAGTCCCCAAACGAACCAATCCCGGTCTTTTGAGCGGCCTCAAGTGCGGCCCGTTGCGCGGGAGAAAACCCGGCT